CCATAGTGGAGTGCTAACACTTTTGTGTAGGGACAAATTTTAAAACAAGGTTAACTAGTTTTATGTCTTCAAAGAAAAGGGATAAGAAGTTAAAGGGCTTAGTCATTTACGATAGAGAAAAGATTAGGCCAGGAAATCCTGAAACCGTGGTCTTTACTTCTCGTATAGTTGACAACTGCACCGGAAACATCTCTGGAACTCCTTATGTTTCGACATCAAACGCGTACGACGGTAACTATGAGTACTTAAAGTATAAAGTATGTTCACGGAAACCTTATGGTATTGTTTTACCATGTTTACACGTTAAAAATGAAGTAACATTCGGCTCTGGCTTTGATGCTGTTTCGTATGCAACGGTTGCGTTACATAACTGTTCCCCTTCGGGAAAAGCTAATTATACGTACCAAGACACGAGAACAAATCAAGCTAAGTATCCATTCCCTGATGGCTATCGATTACCAGATTTACCGTCAACTGCCTGTATCAATCAGTGTCACCGCGAAGCATTAGAATTTTTTGCTTCAGGATGCCAACCAATTGAAGCCAATTGGGCTGTCAATTTAACTGAACTAGGTGAGTTAGTGACTCTAGTAAAAGATGCCGGACTCGCTTTAGTTAATCTGAAGCGAGCCTTCTTCAACGCACGTTTACCTGTGAGTTGGAGAAATTTCATAAAACAACTCTCACGGGGTGATCTACCTGCTGCTTGGGCAATATCTGGCGAATTAGCCAGTGCTCACCTTACATGGGCCTTTGCGATCTCACCTTTAATAAGTGATATTAAAAAGACCATTGAGGTAATTAAATCTGCTGAACGAAGGGTTAAATGGCTTATTTATAATAATAATAGACCAGTTCCCGTTTCATTCACTAAGGTATTAAGCAGCGAGTATCCTATCGCAGGTGTAACCTTTCCTGCAATGCCCGCATCATCCGAATTGTTTGGATCACAAGTATTTCGGACGTTCTATAGTGCAAATTATAAAGCATTTGGAACAGCGACTTATGACGTATCTGGATTGAGCGAATCATCTATTGCTAAAAAACTTTTAAAACAAGCTTTTGGCTTTAATGACCCACTTGTATTTCTGTGGGAGAAAATTCCTTTTTCATTCGTTCTAGACTGGTTTGTTGATGTTGGAGGCTATATAGCCTCTCTACCATCAAAATCAGTTTTTCCATATGTACTTGGAAATACTGGCTACTCAATTTATGTGAGTCAAGCCAACACTCGGACAAACTACGGGTGGAAATCTTCAAGTTATACGCCTCGTCAATATTGGCTCGGTATTAGATATGTAGAATATCTCACATATTATAAACGAACGCCAATAATTCCTGTCACTTTATCGGGTATAGACACTTCCCTACCAGGTGTCGACCAGCTTCTGCTGGCTATGTCCCTAGGACGAAAAATATTTTTCTCATCCTAAAAATAACACATAGCAAAAAATGGTCTACAAAACCGACTGGCAATTTTGCCTTAAAATTCACATATACTAGGAGTTTAACATGTCATTTCCTGATACATTAACAATTGCTAATTCAGTACCAGCTGATGTAGATTTCACAAAAACATCCGATGATTCAGTTAAAACTGTATTCACCGATGATGAATCTGTTATCGGCCTTCCTACAACACTCACAATTATGCATAATATTGCAAAACCGGGTGTCACGGGCGTCGATAGACATACTGTGAAATACTCTTTGATAGCTGCTGATGATTCGAGCAGATTGTCTGTTCTTCCAATATCTATCACTATATCAAAACCCCGTACGCTCATAACTGAGCAACAGGTTCTTGATGGTGTAACGATTTTGAAGAACTTTCTTACTGCTGCAAACATTACGAAGCTACTCAGAGGAGAAAACTAGGAACTGACACCACTATAGGATTTACCTAAAATGGGATCAATTCAAGCTATAGAAGGCATTAATTATGCCTTTCTCCTAAAAAACATGCATTTCGAAATCCAACTTTCTTTATCCTCTACACAAAGATCGACATTAAATAACGATTGGAAAAAACTTTTTAATCGTTTCTCTAATGAAGGCATTGGTTTCCTAACTACAACTCTACCAAACCTTGGTAAGGAGATAATCTCCTCATTTAAGACAGGTAGTTTAAAAGTTCCAACATCTTTTAAAAAGATGAAAGGAACAAATCTCCCGTTGTTTTATAACAGGTTATTTTGTAGGATATACGATTCCAATGGCGTGTTGAAGCTTTGTCCTGATACTGAGTCTATAAGGGTTTTGAATCAACTTCTATTTATGTTTTACAAATTAGAAGTGCCCTATACAGACAAGAAGAAGGACAAGGTTTTGAAGGATTACATCGAAACTGAGAATGATCTAAAAACAATCTTTCTCAGGGAAGATGACGAACACCTTGCAAAAGCTCGTAAAATTATAACGAATATGTTTAAGGATTTTGATCCTATGGACATAGTTCCGCATATATCGAACGGTGCTTTAGCTACAGGCGAGAAAGGAGCTGACAAGTATTACTTTAAAAGGAAATACTCAAAGATACATGAGTTTTATCCATATTATAGATACTTTGTCGCCTCACCTGATCACTTATTCGGGAAAACAAAAGATCGTAACTTTGTGAATTATGATCCTTCCTTAATAAAGTGGTATAAAGGTTTGGAAAACTGCGTTTCAGGCGTCTCAAAAATGTGTTTTGTAAATAAGGATTCACGTGGACCTAGAACAATTTCTATGGAACCATGCGAATACCAATACATACAACAAGGCTTAAAAGATCGCTTTGTTGAGCATTTAGAACGCTTTACGCAGAACGAGATAAACTTCCTTGATCAAGGTCACAATCAAAAAGCTGCATATGATGGATCTATAACTGGTAATTACCAAACAATAGATTTCTCGTCAGCATCTGATCGTGTTTCATTGGAATTGGTCAACAATCTCTTTAGAGATGTACCAAGAACCCTGGACGCATTGCATGCGGTCAGGTCTACACACACGATGTTACCTAATGGCGATATTATTAAACTAAATAAATATGCGCCTATGGGGTCATCGATGTGCTTCCCTGTTTTAGCAACCGTTATTTACGCGTTGTCTAAAGCGTTTAATGAACATCTCCGTATATTAGTATATGGTGATGACCTGATTCTTGAGGATGATTCATGTTATGCAAAACTAGACCAGGTTTTCAGCAGATATAAACTGAAAATTAACGAGAATAAATCATTCTCATCTGGTATGTTTCGTGAGTCATGTGGTTGCGATGCTTTCGCAGGCACCATTATCACACCAATAAGAATTAAAAAGGAAGTGGACACATGCTTACCCGAATCCCTTGCTGCTCTTGTATCATCGTCAAACGAATTTTACAGAGCAGGTTACTGGCATCTAGCTGGTTGTTTACGAACAATTATACAGCGAAGTGTCAGTATGGCCATCCCAACATCTCATGTTTGCGAGAATGTAGATGGTTTATCGTTCTGTTTTGCAACAGATGCGATAAGCAACGTGATCTCAATAGTCAAAGACGGTATCGTTCGTTACAAGAAGTTGACATTGTCACTAATTGTTCCGAAAAAAGATACTACCATCAATGACGATTATAGTTATTTGATCGGTTTGACTAGGCCGTCGGTGGATGATAGTCCACCGAGTTGCATTGTGATTCGAAATAAGGATCGAAAACCTAAACTAAAGTTTAAGTATAAATCCTTAATGTCAAGTTGGATTAGTAAGCGAATTTTTGCATAATATAAAAAAAAAAAAAAACAAAAAAACGCCCAACCACCATCACAAAAACAATTTAAACGTGGGGATTAAAATG